CTATAAGGAGGCAACTGATATTGATGATGTTCTTATTTCTAGATACCTCAAACGATTTACAACCATTACACCGTTGAATGTTAATAAAATGTCATACTGTACAACAGCCGAAGAACATAAAGAACACGAACTCAGCGACGATATCTTATATTACCGCGTGAAACACCATGATAGAAACAAGGACGTTGCTTTGTTTAAAAAACTTTTGCTTGATATATACAATATAACCGCATAAATTTAATTTTGTATTTTATTTTTATAATAGGATAAATTTAAAATATTTCTCTTTGATTGTAGTTCAGCATACAAGTCTTTGTACTGTGCTAAACATCTCGCCGAATCAAAATCGCTCCAATTATCTAATAAGATACAGGGAAGGATTTTCCTCAACTGAATGGTAAATACTGATGTATGTACGATTGGTATCACACCCAAATAATAACACTCCCATATACGGTGTGAATCAATACCATTTCCTTCAGGACATATTGCGTATTTATGTTTTGATAAATGTAGCATAAACTCTTTGTGGGGTAAAGATTTATCAAACACCATTCCTTTCGCAGTTAAAGCATCATAACATGCGCTGCGGTCCTTAGGATTGGTACCGATATTGAAAAAAAAGTAAAAATCAAGCGTTTTGGGCTCCTGAAATGTCATGAGTAAACTTAAGATATCTAGATTCCCGTGCGCCCACATCGTATTGGCGATACCGATAGGTAAAATAGAAAGTTTAGGATGTTCAATACATATATTTTGCGAATACATAGCTATTAGTTTTGGGTCATCTATTAATGGTCTATACTTGTCAATGATGTTTTCATCAGAGTTATGTGCTACTAATTTAAAACTATTTGTGAGCAAATGTCGCTTTTCCATGAGTATCGGTAATCTATGCGAATAACAAAAGATTATTGAAGGATTGTTCCATGGTGTTGTTAAAAAGTCTAAATTAAAATGTTTAGAGGTCTGTGAAAAGATGCGTGGATTGTAACGAAAGTCGTCTTCCAATCCACAGTAAATATCACACAGCTCTTGTAAACGTTCTCCACTTACTATCTCCTCTTTCATATACTCATCCAACGATACAATTCTTTAGAATGAATATGGAGATTCATTAAGGGCATACCATTTAGGTACGGTACTTTAAAGCCGTTATCTATACGAAATTCGACAGGTACTTTATCACATTGGAATATTGTGGTCTCATTGATAAAGCCTGTAGTATCACCAGAGTTATGAATCTTATCTATGCCTCCAATGTATTGTCCTACTGCCGCACCATCAAAAAGAACCCCAAAGGCATCCGCATATTCGGTATAACGCTTGGGAATATCAGTCACGTAGTTTTTAATAATGGGAAGTGAACCAATAAATTCAGGATATACCTCGCGAAACATTGCGATGGTCAGCATATCATTCGCTTCACGATCGCTGAGGAAAAAATTTGCCAATTCTTCAATTGCCGACGAGTTTCGAATAAACATAAAACTAGGAATACAACGACGCTCAGCATCAAAGACTGCCCACAATGGCTTTGTTAAAAAAGTTTCCAAGCACTTTGTAAAATCGTAATAAACTAATATATCATTCTCGGTGTGTATTACGTTCTCAAGATTTTTGAGCAAACAATACTCATAAATGTAGAAAAAACGTTCGCTCGCAGAGCGCCAGAACCCCTTAGATAACGAGGACTGTTGGATAAATTTATAATGATTTGCCGTCTTTGGAATATCTTCAAGTGCGAATATATTTAGGTTGGTAATTGATGCCGATTGACTTTTAAAGGTCTCTATCAACTTACGTTCAAGAAGTACATGAATAGGTACCGATACAAAGTAGCGAAGTTGCCGAACACAGTGAATCAAATAGGATGGTAAATTCTCTCCAATATGAACGAGTACCACATTCATTTTAATATGTTCTCTCTAAACACATTTAAACTGTATTTAGAGAGAAACTGTAAATGACCGACATTTTTGATGTTGTTGTACCAGTAGGGCCTAATGATATTTCAGTCATTCACGAGCAGTTAGAATATACGAAGAAGAATATAATTGGACGCCGTAATATTTATATTATCTCCAATGTAGTACGTGAAGATATAAATGGAGTTATATTCGTTCCAGAGTCGCAGTTCCCATTTACAATGAAAAGTGTCCAGGAAATCCATGGAGCCAATTCACGCAACGGCTGGTATCTACAACAACTACTCAAACTTTACGCTGGCTTTTGTATACCTGGAATTCTAACAAAGTATCTGGTAATAGATGCCGATACTTTTTTCTTAAGACCAACGCGCTTTATTGAGAATGGTCTTACCTTATTTAATCCTGCGACTGAGAACCATACACCTTACTTTGAACATATGCGTCGCCTACATCCATCATTAGAAAGAGACCATACTATATCTGGTATTAGTCATCATATGTTATTTACTACCGAATATGTTAAACAGTTGTTTGACCTTGTAGAGGGCTTACACGGTAAGGTATTTTGGAAGGTCTTTTTGGAAAAGGTGGATGTAGGTATGCGGCATGGTTCCTACTCTGGGGCCTCAGAGTACGAAATATACTTTAATTATATGAACATCTATCAACCTGAGGCGTTCCAGGTGCGTAAACTGGATTGGAAGAACGCTGGTCGTTTAGAGAGCGATTTTTCAAAAATGTACGACTATGTATCGGTTCACTGGTACGCTCGTACTTAATTATTTATTAAAAAATCATGTAGTTCATATTTTGAACAGGATCTATAATAGTAGGCTGTTGTGTTGGGAATCGGTCGGCGAAATGTTTCGTGTGGTCTTGTTGAATAATAATCTGGCATGTATAAATGTTCTATGGTATCAGAGAAAAATGCCGCTGACCATGAGATTGTTGAACATGAACAAACAAGAGTTTTTGCGTTTTTCATAATGTGAAAATCGGTAATTATATCATTAGATTCAGGTGTAATATTAAAATATCTTCTCAAATATTCTATATAAAGTAACTCTAATTCTGTCTTTGGATTGTTCACAACAATACAATAAGATGGTGCGTTAATTTTTTCTAATATATTTTTTATAGACTCAGGATGGATTACCTGTCCATTTTCTATAAAATCCTCTAAGCGTAAATGAACCACAGTATCATAAACCTTGTTGATGGGGACAGGTGGATTCAAAAGATGACCTGATGGATACTGTTCTGGAAAATAGTCGTAATCTGGTCGTTGCTCTGTTTTACCATCGGTGATGAGCATATCATATGGATTTGAACGAATGTAATCCATTATTTGCTGACGATATTTTACATAAATGGCGTCGTGCTGAAAATAACCATTGAATGCATAAGTTATGTCATCAAATTCACTTTGTATTCCATTTAAATTATTATTCATCCATTTTATAAAAATTTCGTCGGTTATTTTGAGATATTTATCAGTTGGTTCTACTTGAGAATGATTGATAACATCGGCGCCATATACAACATGAAAGACTACTGTGGCTAGATAACGAAATATAGCATTTCCTAATCTACCCAATGGAAAAGATAGAACTTTCATTTGGAGTTTTAACGACGATTGCGTTTAGATTCTGTGCGTTTACGATAACGACGAGAACGCTTTCGGCTGCGACGAGGTGGCGCATTGCTAGGCATAAATCCGTATTTACCCCACGGTTGTCTGGTAGGACGATTAGGTGTCATAACCATTTTCATTGCCTTTGGCACCTCAGGTTTAAAATTTGGTTTGAATGAGTTCAATGAAATAGATTCAACAGGACTATAGACTGTAGGACTATTTGGACGCATCATAATGTTATTAGGAATCTCTAAAGTTGTTGGACGCTTGAACATGGGAGTAGAAGGGTTCATTCTACTTTTTAGGGGTATTTTCTTCTGGAGCAACATTGATTTTATTGATGGCCGAATCGGTCTGTAATTCATCATTAATCTCAATAATTTTTGGTACCAAAGCGTAGCAGTTCCATTCATTGAATTTGAGATTCATCTGTTCATCCCAAGCATCAATCATATGTTCAAACCATGGTAGAATTTTATGTTTGATGGAACCATGGCGCACCACATACGCAAAAGTACCAAGATTTACACGAATACGTGTATCACTCTTCAGCTTCATTACGCCAGGTGCTACATCTTCACCATACGGTTTCCAAATGCCTAACCAAACTATATCCCAGTCGTTTGGAATATGACGACTACATTGTTCCCATCGTCCATTAGGCTGTAAAAAATCACCAGGAAGACGAATATCATCTTCAAGCACTAAGTGCCCATACGAATCGGGAACATTCATATTTCCAAGTTGGCGCAATAGTTCTCGGTGCGAAAGATAGCATCCAACAATACCTAAGTTATTTAGTCGTTCACCTTTATGGTCGTTACGATCCGCACGGACCATCGCATTCCCTACACCGAGATTTCGCATCTGGTTGTATTTTATATCCTTGCCGTAAATGGCTGGGAAACGCTCAATCGTTAAATTGAGTTGATTTGCCTGGGCGGTCACCGATTCCCATCGTTTTGTATCACGGTCCAAATTTATTACATGAATTGTGTTGATAGTTGGCTTTCGGTGTATAGTTGCGTATTGGTAAATAGCGTAAATAATAAATATACCAACCGCTACGGAAAGTATATTCAGTATATGCGATAAAAAGGCCTCTTTAGCCATCCTAAATGGTTCCTAGAATATTATAATGGGTTAAAGACGACCTGGGATATCTAACAATAGAAGAATGAATACATTGGACGGAGTACGATTAATGTATCAACTATTGGCTCCAGAAGACCGTAATCGTATCGTTTATACGGTCTTTGAAGAGCATGCGCGCAAGGATGAAGAATTACTGCGAGCGTTTGAGGCCTGCGAAGGGTTCGGTGAACTGGCGTTTGCTTGGAACTGGAAATTGATTGTTGATGCGATGCCTGATTCTTTTAGGTTTCTAGAAGTTGGTGTTTATAAGGGACGGGTCCTGGGTTTAGTCGGCTTATGTGCTCTTCGTGCTGGTCGCAACTTTAAACTCCACGGTGTAACACCGCTATGTAATCTCGGCGATAAGTATTCACGCTACGATGAATCTAACTATTTTGGTGATATCTATAGTTCCTTGGCAAAATGCGGAGTTCCTGCCGATTCGTTGCGTCTCCATATCGGCTTATCCCAGGATTCTAAGATTTTGCGAGACGTGGGTGATGATGGTCAATACGATTGTATATTTATTGATGGTTGCCACGATTACGATGTGGTCGTTGCCGATATTAAGGCGTATTTACCACTTGTAAAGATTGGTGGTTACTTTGTAATGGACGATTCGTCCTTGTATATTGAAAAGCCGTACGGACAGTTTCTCGGTCATCCAGATGTATCACGAGCGGCGCAGGAATACTTAACGGAATCGGCGGGAGTAAAACATGTAGTTGCTATCGGGCATAACCAAGTGTGGCAACGGGTTGCGTAGTTGAAAAAAAATGAGCAATTGTAATTTTATTATTTGGTTCTCAAAAATAAAATTATAATGGAGCCATGGGATCATATTCTACAATCTTTGAATTACAAAGGTGAACCTGAATATGTAATTACAGCAAAACAAATAAAAGAATGTGGAAAGACATGGAAGGGTGTCTCAAGTCAATTTGAACCACGTTTGCTAGCATATCAAACATCTGCGAA